ATTTGGATTGACTTGTACCCTTTCATTTTGTACCAATCTATTTCTTATTTCCAACTCTTCAGAATGGGTTATATAAACCGAAACTGCTGAGTTGTCTGGCAAAAAAGAGTACAAGTCAAAACATGCTGAACCTTCTGTGGCTCGTTTGGGGTCTTTTACACTTGAAAATAATTTATAAAATTGTAAATCACTCGTCATTCTCATCAGAATCCCTTTTGTTCCCAATATTATATTTGGGAGTAAGCTCCCATTCATCCTTTTCTTTGAAGGAAAGGATTTTCAACTGGCTCAATGGCACTGTAGGTTCTGATGATTTGTCTGGTTCTGCAAGAGATATTAATTCCCATTCTGTGAGAAGATTGGCAATTGTATTTCGTCTTGCTTCATCGTTTTCAGAAAAATTGGTTGTCTTGCCGTCTAATGCAAACAACTCTTTAAAATGTACTATGTAATATTTTCCCTGCTTGTGCAGGATATGACATGACTGAAATAATGTTTTTTCTTTGCGTGATGCAATCCCGATTCGTGTAAGGGTTTCTCGTACCTTGAGGAAATCATCGGGTTCTTTTAATTTCACTTCAATCATCGCTTGGATGATAGTTTCACTCATTTTGTCCTTTCAAACCACCTGTATCAATTGTTTGTTTAATAATATCCAGTTGCGAATCATTAAGTAAAGTAGAGTATTCTCTTGCTTTCGCATAACTGCACTTGTAATATTCTTTGATTAATTCGAGAACTCCATTGTTTTCACGTTTCAACCATTTTCCATACCGTTTCTTCGGTCTAACTGTATTTAGAAAAAAGTCGAATTGGAGCTTCGAATCTAGGTGATTTTGAACATTCATTTCGTTTGCATAAAGTACTGTATCGTAATTAAAACTCAATGCACGATTTATAATATACTGTTTATACTCCTTTTCTAATTCGGGAGTTTCATCCATCAAATTCTTTTTACCATAATTAATTTGATTTACAAATTCAAAGGGGGTCATGACATAAACTCTGATAAGGTTGATCTCACATTACTTTTATTCAATTCACTATGAAAATCTTCATGTTCTTTCATAGAATATTTAGTACCATCAAAACCTTCTAAATATTTTTCCACTTTGTTCTTCATGTCCTCATTTGGAATAAACAAACGAGTATGGCGAGAAGTTGGATCATCTTTCAAACCAAATTGTAAACACCATCTACGAATAGTTTCCCAAGAATTTCCACCTTGTGCATCTACCATAATCGGATGTGTTTGAAAAAGAAAATCCTTTTTATATTCCATACCATTCAAAACAAAATACAACCACGGCTTACAAAACGAACCTTCTTTGTTCATTTTAGTATGTTGCCAACTATTCATCATGGCTTGTACTAAATTATCACGAAATGTATAATCGTGTGTTGGTACAGAATGTGAAAATTCACTTGGCATATTTTGAATCATTCTTTGAAAATCATCTTTTGTTTTAAAATAAAACGGATAATTATCACCAAGTACTTCTCTCATCATAGGTGAATCATAAACCAAAGTTGGAGTTCCCATTAAAATCGGATCTTGTACTGATAGATTCCATGTTGCATATCCTTTAATCCATGCAACCGATGCATAAGAACCACGTAAAAAATCGGAATATAATTCCATAGAACCAAGTCGAGATTTTGGGATTCCTTCGTATGCATATTTAAACCGGCCGGGTTCATAAACAGAATCAGAATCATCTCCTTCCAGTTCTTCTAATTTTCCACCTTCATCTACTGGTGAATATCCAGACAATGGTTTTTTAACTTTTTCATCTGTTACAAGAACCAAATATTCCTCTGGTAATCCTTCCATCATCTTATGGAGTTGTCTTGCACCAGTTGTTTCATTCCATCGATGATTAAATGCAATAATTTTCTTTCCTTCTGGTGGACTCCAATACTCACCATTCGTTTGAGGAAGTGGTTTCGCTTTGAGTGGCATCTTTGCAATTTTATCCAACAAAATCTTTTCTTCTGGAACAAGAACATGAGGTTTCTTTTCTCCAAAATTTGACATGAGATATTTCAAACTCATATCAGAATGAAAAAATATCTTACTACACCTATCAATGGCTTCAAATTGTCTGAAAAATGTTGGGGGAAAGGCTGGTGCAGGACTTGATGCATTACAATCAACCCAATGGAAAAAACACATGGAATCTGTATTGTTCATTCCATAACGAAGTGACAACAAGTTCCATAAAACATTTGTAAGAATTTCTGGTTGATGACAGAATACAAAATCAATATCAATTGAAGAAGTATGTAATGTAATGAATTCGCCAGGACGAAATTCTACTTTTTGTCTACCAGAGAAGATTCTACAAAATGTTCTACCATCGAAATTAGCACGATTCTGCATTACCGATTGTGGATATGGAAAAGGTATTATTGTTACATTTTCCATCGAATAAAGTTTATCTGATGAAGAGAGCGTGTTCCTTTCTGGAATCATAATATAGTGATGACACATTGGCAAAAAATTCACCGTGTCCATCATTACTTTCCAGTTAGAACATCGCTCTACTTCATATTTACTTCCTTTCCATCGAACAGGAGAGGCTACGTGTAAAATACGTTTTCCAAATATTGAAATCTTACCATATTTTTGAAAGGTTTCATTCATACGAACTCACATTCTGCCATCAATTCAACCAAACACGCAACAAGATTGACTTCTTGATCTGCAACAAAGGCTGACTTATATTGATAATCTGCAATAATTAATACTGCTGGTGGTATAGAAGATCTTTCTAATACCTCATACAATTTGTCATAAATTTTACGATATACTGATACTGGATCATTGTCTACGTTTGAAGTGACCCATTGGCGCATTTTCTGAAAATCTTTTTCTCGCAATGCAGAAAGTAATAGATTTAAATTCAGTTCACCAATATTTGCAAGAATTCCAGAATCAATATCTCCTGAAGTTGAATATCTTTGAAGTTCATTTATCACTCTCCGAAAATCTGGAAAGTGTTTGTTAATCAATTCTACTATTACTTTCTTGTCATGAGTTACGTTTTCTGAAACCAACATTGATACACATCGTTCCATGAACGAGGCTGCAATTTGTGGTTTCTCTTCGTTACCCAATCCAAAATCTATAACTGCACATCGTGAATGAATTGGATCTATAATTCGATTTTTATAATTGCAAGTGAAAATAAACGAACAATTTTCTGCAAACTTCTCAATGAAGTTTCTCATGGCTGGTTGTACAGAATCGGGATTCATATAATCCGCTTCATCTATAATTACAATCTTTCTACCTCCCCCAAAGGAAATAGTAGAACAAAATTGAGTCAGTTTGGTTCGCAGGGTATCGATCATTCTACCCTCATCCGAACCATTGATAATTATGTAATCGGAATTTGTTTGTTCACAAAGTGCTCGTGCTGCGGTTGTCTTACCAACACCTGACGGCCCTGTAAACATGAGATTGGGAACCTTTTCGTCTTTTACAAGATCTGATAAAGTGCCCTTAATTGTTTCGGAAAGTATACATTCATCAATAGTCTTGGGCCTATAATTTTCGACCCACAAAAGTTTATTTGTCATATCAATTCTTTCATAATATTATAAAAAACATGTTACTCATCAAAAGTAGAATTCTGCTCCATCGCAATCCAGTATTCTAATGAATCACCCTCTCGTTTAAAATGTGAAATTCGTTTAGATGAAAGAGAAACATTATATGTTCCTTCTGCGATAGTGGAAAAATTTTCAGTTTTGAAAATCATATGAAATGTTTTATCAGTTGAACCAACTTTGGTTGAAAAATTATCTGATGAAACATTACCTGTATCTGATACGAGCATTCTTATATCAGTTCCATCACCATCTACAACAATTTCTGGAAGACCCAAAGTGTTTGCTGCATTGATTGTTTTCTTAAATTGTTCTTGTGTCAATTCAAAATTAATTTCTGCATCTGGAAAAGATATATCTTTTTCTGGTGGTGTTTGAAACATCGAACTACTTCCACAATAACGATATACTGCTTCATGTTTATCATCTGTAATATTAACTCCATTATCAGTAAAATCTAATTCTGGACTGTTAAATAAACTCAAGGTTCCCAAAAAACGATTCAATTCATAAATCGGAAATGTTTTTGGAAACTCTTCATCTATTTTAACTGAGGCTAGAATTGTGTTTAAGGGGGAAACCGTTTTAAGAACGTTCCCTTCACGAAATTCTATACTTTGATTAATACTTGCATAATTTTTCAAAAGACCAAGTGTTCTTTCACTTAATTTCATATTATTCTCCATTTCATTTTTAATTAATAGTATAATTATAACAAATTCTTAACATATTGTCAAGTCATTTCTTTTTTCTTTTTGTTGTTTTCTTTCTTCGTTTTTTATGTCCACTTACTTTCGCAGTATCCATTCCATGTGCTGCAAATTCAAGATTTGCTAAACTCGCCATCGAACCAGAAAAAATATAAGAACCCATATGTCCCAATTTCATCCACGGGCAAAGATAAATGTTATATCCAAGTCTACGAACAAATTGACAAAAGAAATAATCCTCAGAAAGATATCGATCACTTCCTCCTGCAATATCACCCAAATAAGCCTTTGAGTCAATCACAGTATCAAAATACGCATGAATATTTCTATCACCTTTGAAATGTTCTGAACGATTATGATCTGGTGTATAACTGAATTGAGGATAGGCTTCTTTGAAATCATTAAACACTTGTTTTTTGATCATCATAAAACCTGTACCAATTTCCAGAACATCAACTGGTTCTGCAACTTGAATTTTGTGTGTATTTTCTACTGGATTAAAAACATAATCACCAGTATACTCTGCTAAAATTTCGGGGTCTTCATCTGCAAGTCCAGTATCAACTGCATTACGAACTTTCTCCCATGCAATACATTTTTTCGGATACGGGCCACCAATGATATCTTTGTCCAATGCAGCCAAAGTCAAAACATCATTTGGATCAAAATGAATATCTGCATCAATGAACATGAGATGAGTATAATGACTTCTCATAAATTCATCAACCAAATAATTTCTTGCTCGTGGAATTAAGGATTCGTTGAAAAGATAGAAATATTTCAAATCCATTTCATATTTGGTTGCAAGTGTAGCAAGATCAGATGCGGCTTTAGCATACATTCCACTGCACATTCCACCGTACATTGGTGTGCAAACCATTATCTTTTTTTCTCGCAATTCTTCTACTGGTATTTTTACTTCCATAATTAGTACATCTCAATAAATTTGGTTAATTGTTCTTTGTTAAGATTTGGTAAATTCACATGTTCAAAATATGTTTTTATTTTGGAATAATTTTCTAGGATGTCATTTTCTTTTCCACCATAACGAATTTTCTTTGGAATGATGGTAGGATTTTCTGTATTGTCTGTAATGTAT